TTTAGGTAAACACTTAGTAATTGATAATGGGTAGTGAACGGCAGATATAATAATGCCGTTAGGCTGGCTTGAGGGGGGGTCTATATAGAAACAGTGGCACTAGGTGGCACTAGTGGCACTGTTTTGACATAAATTCCAACAGTATCAACAACTTAACACAGGGCGATCCGTAAGCATTCACCAAAGTGATCGCCCTCATCACTCAAATCAATATCAAAGCACCTCAAAATGAATATTCACCAGAGTTATAAAGCGTCATCAGTATTATTGATTACGTGAATATGGCTATCCGGACACGACTATGGCTACTTGGACAGGGGATATGACGGAACTGGGAATAGCCCTCTCAGCCCTTGCCGAGCCCCGAAAAACCGGGGAATTCCCTCCGACCAACCGCCATGACCGAGCCGCCGCACAGCTGGTCTGGACGCATCCCGGCGCGCCGTTTGCGTGGTGCAAACCACAAGATGTAGTGTTCCGCATACCCGGATGCATGCGGAAATAGCTAAGTCATTGATATCATTGACATCACTAATTCCGGTAATTAGTATTACCGGAAATAGCAAGGTACCCTGACGCCGATTTGGTTGGCGGGCTGGCCGGGATCGAGCCGCGACCCCGCCGCAGCGCCCCGTGCGCGAGCGGCGCTGCTTTAGCCTTATTCCACACAATGAATCTCTCCCCGAAAACCTTTTGCCCTTTTTGCACACGATCATGTATTCTGCACGATGCCCCCCTTGTTTTTAAAAGTTGATTGGGAAAAAATTTTTTGCAAATTTTGAAAGGTTGGCTGTTGTCATAATTCGAGCGTTCGTTCGATTAATATTGGATAGGAGTTTTGGTGTATGAGTACGACACCGGAAGGGGTTGAGGTTGAGCGTCTTCGTTTGGAGTTGAGGCTTGCGTTGTTGGAGCGTCGTCAGAGGAGCAAGGCACGGTTTTTGGATTTTGCTCGGTATGCGTGGCCGGAGGCGATATTTTCGTCGCATCATCAGAAGATGGCAGATGCGTTTGATCGGATCATTGACGGGTCGTTGAAGCGGCTGATTATCAACATGCCGCCGCGTCACACGAAGAGTGAGTTTGGTTCGTACTTGTTGCCGGCGTATGCGATGGGTCGCAAGCCTGATTTGAAGATTATACAGGCGACGCACACGGGTGAGTTGGCGGTTCGCTTTGGTCGCAAGGTAAGGAACCTGATGGACACGCAGAATTACCGTGATTTGTTTGAGGGAGTTGAGCTGCAGGCTGACAGTAAGGCGGCGGGTCGGTGGGAGACGAGTAAGGGTGGTGAGTACTTTGCGGTTGGTGTTGGTGGTGCGATGACGGGTCGGGGTGCGGACTTGTTGATTATTGACGACCCGCACTCGGAGCAGGACGCGATGTCTACGTTGGCGTTGGATAATGCGTGGGAGTGGTACAGTGCGGGTCCGCGCTCGCGGTTGCAGCCGGGTGCGGCTGTGGTCGTGATCATGACACGCTGGGGGACCAAGGATCTGACGGCGCGGCTGATCAAGAGTCAGAACACGTTTGGGTCGGACAAGTGGGAGGTGATTGAGTTTCCGGCGATCTTTAACGAGCACACGCCGGATGAGAAACCGCTGTGGCCGTCGTTCTGGAAGTTGGAGGATTTGCAGGCGGTTAGGGCGTCGCTGTCGGTGCAGCGTTGGAACGCGATGTACCAGCAGCGTCCGACCTCGGATGAGGGTGCGATACTCAAGCGGGAGTGGTGGCGCACGTGGGAGCGGGAGCAGTTGCCGGCGATTGAGTACATTATTCAGTCGTATGATACGGCGTACTCGAAGAAGGAGACGGCGGACTTTTCGGTGATTACGACGTGGGGGGTGTTTTACCCGACGGAGGATAGTGGGCCGAACATAATTCTGATGGACATGCGCAAGGGTCGGTGGGACTTTCCGGATCTTAAGCGTGTTGCGAAGGATCAGTATGCGTACTGGCAGCCGGACAATGTGTTGATTGAGGCGAAGGCAACGGGTGTGACGTTGCAGCAGGAGCTACGGCGCATGGGGATTCCGGTGACGATGTACACGCCGGGTGGTCGCCGTGCTGGGCAGGACAAGGTGTCGAGAGCCAACGCGGTTGCGCCGATGTTTGAGTCTGGGATGGTGTGGGCTCCGAACACGCAGTGGGCGCAGGAGGTGATTGAGGAGTGTGCGTCGTTCCCCAATGGTGACAATGATGACCTTGTGGACAGCACGACGCAGGCGTTGATGCGTTTTAGGGCGGGGAACTTTATATCGCTGCAGACTGATGAGGATGACGAGAGTAGTGACGAAGCGCTTGTGCCGGAGTATTATTGAGTTAAAATAGCTCGCATGCCTCTGACCCGGGGTTCAAATTATTTATTGTAGGCGGTGACCTGATGCCCAATCTGACTGCGCGACAAATGCTATCACGGCTTCCTGTGCGGATGGCGGAGGGTGGGGCGGTGGACACGGCTCCGGGCGTGTCGGCGGCGTATCGCAAGGCGATGGAGAAGGGCGGTCAGCAGACGGTCAACGACTACTACGCCAATCTCAGGAAGGATGCAGAGGCGTACCTTGCCAATCCCAACGCTCCGACTGGCGTAGATGCGTACAACCTGCTGCTGGAGTCTGGCATCAGCACCTCCGACCTTCGCGCTGCTGGTGTTGCCGATGCGGTGCTGAACAAGATATTCACGGTTCAGGCTCCGATTAAGCAAGAGCAGTTTGTGACGCCAGCGGGCATGACCTCGGCCTACGAGCGCAGCCCTGACTTGGCGTTTGAGTCGCAGCGCTTAACTGCTCTGGGGCAGGATGGCCGAGCGATACTGGACAAGCAGGGGCGTGACTATGTCGCCAACCTGCAGCAGGGCGGCATCGATGCTGCGGAACGTGCGCAGATGCTGGAGTACGCCACTGAGCGTGGGTACTCGTTTCAGGATTTGATCAATGCTGGCGTGGATCCGAATGTGTTGTTCACCAGTCCCCAACGCGCTGCGCCTCCGCCCCCGTTCCCAGATCCAGTGCCGTACACGCCGGTAACGGTGTACCAGCCGCTGCCCACGCAGCCTGACATCTACAAGGCGGGAGAGCCAGCCCTTGACACAGCGTTCCGACAGAGCTCTCCGCGAACTGCGATCCCGGGCATGCCCGGTCAGTTTGATTACAGCCCCGCTGCCAAGTTAAGACCCGCAACCGGCGCTGGCTACACGTGGACACCGCCAAGTGTGACCTCTCGTCCGCGCTCGTTACTGAGCCCGAGAGAGGTTCAGGCTTACGGCGGACTTGGCCCGTCCAAGTCACAGCAGTTTGCGCAGAACCGTGCGGCGATTGACCGCAACTTGCGTACACTGCAAGCAAGCTCCCCTTCACTTCGCAATGCGAGCAACTATGCCCTGCTTCGCAACCGAATAATGGCGCAGGAGTTTGGCGATCCGCAGCGCGCGTTTGATCCGAAGACCCCTGAGGGACAGCAATTGCAAGCGTTCATAGCAACCCTTGAGGCAGGCGCTCCTGTGGCAAAAGCCGTCAAGACAGAATCCATAGCAGGAACAGGGGCAACAGACGTTGACCAAACAGACGGCAGCGTCATACGCGGCGGCGGCAGCAGCACCCAAGCAGGCGGCTACGCGGCTGCAATAGAGCCCGACAGGATTACCTACGGCGGTTACGATGCTTTTGCCAAAGGCGGCTACGTAAAAAAGTCTGATGGGTCAGCAAGGGATGGGCTGGCTCGCTTTGCGGAAGGCGGTGCGGTCAGTGGTCGCAGGCCGTTGAGTCCGAATGATCCGTTGTATATCAGGCAGGATGCGTCCGTCAGTGCAGATGAGCTTCTTCGCCGGCAGCTGGAGGGAATCGACAATGCCTCAAGCGCGCGCACTCTTGAGCCAACCCCTGACGCTGCGGTAACTGAAAGTCGCAGCATGCTGGATCGGCTGAAGGGTGCTGGCAGCGCAGTCAACAGAGCCTTCTACGAGAACATCTCCAAGCCTGCAGTTGGCGCGGCGGTTGACATGACCGTTGGCCTTGGTGACCTTGCACAGATGGGTGCCCGTTACTTGGGTGAACGAGCGGGGATGGACACTGGCGAGTTCACACCAGCAGCTCCGCGTGTGCGTGAAACGCTTGGTGTTGAGGGTTACGACCCGTATGCGATTGGCAGCATAGCCACGCAGATTCTGCCGTTCGCCGCAGCGGGTCGAACCGCTGTGTCAGCACCAACGGCTGCCAGACAACTGGAAACCATGTTCCCAAACCTTGGCAGAGAGACTGGGGCGTATGTTGGCGGTGAGACAGCAGCCGCTACTGCGCGCGAGGTAATGCCGGGTTCAACAGCAGCTGAGTTGTTGGCTGGTGTTGCTGGCAGCATCGGTGGCGGCAGTGCGCTTGACGCGCCTGCGATGAGCAGAATCGATGCACCTACTGGCGACGAGCCACCGCCCGGCAGTGCTACGGCGATGTTGGATGAGGTGGATCAAGCGACTACGCCAGACGTCCGTCTAAGCAGAGCAGAGCTTGGTCGGGTGAATGCGAGTGTTGGATCGAATAGAAACAAGCAAAGGCTTATGAAAGAAGAAGCCCGCAGGATTAAGGGAAATTTCCTGCCAACAAACGGCTGGGAAGCAATTGAGTTTTCAGGAGTTAAGAAAGGCAAGCCTGAGTTCCAAAAAATAGCGTATGGATTCCAAAAACCTCCAGCCGGAATGGAAAAGGAAGCATGGGCAAATAGTCTTTCTGACAATTTAGTCAGAGAAGTGGACGGCGTAGTAGAGCGAGCCAGAGCTGGCGATCAGGCAGCTTTAGGTATACTTCAGCAGGCAAACTGGTATCGCGGGATGCGAGATCAGCTGCGCTCCGAGTTTGGAGGAATTGGCGATGTCTTTGCCGACGTGCTTGGGACAACAAGCGCACAGACGAATGTCGAGCAAAACTTCAACAATGCATCTGAAATATTGCGTCGATATAGCCGAGGTGAGTTTGATGCAGAGCTGCAGGCTTATGAAAACAGAATCAAACAAGGTCTTCCTGTTGATGGAAAGACTTTGACTGCGCTGCACAACGCCGGAGAATTTCCATTAATTACGAACTCAGCCGGAAAACTTTTTAACACTAACAGCCCGTCCTCTATGGGGGCGTTGCTGGACATGTTCAGATCAGTAAAGACTGGTAGCGCGCCAAAAACACCAAACTTTACTGGCAACCTTATTGGCCTTACCAATGAAGCAACAGTAGATGTATGGGCGGCGCGTATGCTTCGCAGACTTTCAGGACAGTCACGCATACCGCCTGTTGCTGAACAGGGGGTCACCGGAACCCATTTGGTCGGATCAAGTCTTGGAAACCCAAGAGTTGGTGGCGAGTTTGGCTTTGGTCAAGATGTTTTTAGAAGTGCTGCAAACCGGATTAATCAATCCGGAAACGTAAAGTCTATTGTGCCTGAAATGGGCGATCTTGGTCCGGACGACCTGCAAGCAGTTGCTTGGTTCATGGAAAAAGAAAGATGGACAAACAATGGCTGGACAACAAAAGCCGGTGAAGGCGGATCTCTTGAGTACGAGATGTCCCTAGCTGGAAGCCCGGATCAAGTTCGCATTGATGATTTGCGTCGAGAAATTAATGCAGGCTTTAAAGCCCCAAATAAAAGAAAAAAAGAAACAGACGCTGAATATGCAGAGAGAGCTGCTCAAGCAAGGCGCGTCTATGACAACAGGAAGGAGCTGGCGGAAATAGAGCTCCAATCGCTTTCAGCGCCGCTTCAACGCTATACATTAGGGGTCTCTGGGGAGCGTCCTAATTTGCCGATGAGCAATTACGCTCAAGCCGAACTTGCCGCTGAGTTTGATGATGTGGTTCGTAATGACAAGTCTGTGCTTGGATACAATCTTGCCAACACCTACGGATCGTTCATGGGAAATACAGAAAGGGCTCTAAATGGTGAATTTGTTGTTCAGCAGGATTTTGATCCAGCGCCGTTGACCAGAAGGCTGATTGAGCAGGGTAAACTTTACGACCAAGACGCTGTGTTTATATCAAAGGCAGTGCGCTCAGGAACCCCTAACGCGCGTCCCGGAGTTGAAATATTTTTTAAACAAGCGGCTTCTCCAGATCAATTGGCTAAAATTACTGCCAGCTTACGTGAGCGGGGGATTGATGGTTTCACTTACATAACCGATATGCGGTTTGATGACAGAGTTAACCGTCAGGCTAGATCAGGAGCTCCAGAAACCGCGTCGCTAACCGGATTACGGTTTCAGTACGTGCCTGAATTTGATGAAGGTTTTGATCTCAGCCGCGCAGATGAGATTTATAAAGACAAAGAGCGCTTGTTTAGAGGCGTACTTAACGATACGATGGCAGATGAAAATGTATCTGATGCAAGAGTTAATTATTACGATACGCAAGTATTTTTTAGGGATGGATACGATGAGTACCTTACAAGAACAGCTCCAAGAGGAAATAGCAGAACGGGGGGAGAACTCCCGAGTGGCGCAGGCCCTACGCAACCAAATAATGGCGGAAGCGCAAGGGAAGAGCTTTCAAAACTTGTATCTGACGGGGTCGGTCAAGCGGCCCGCGCAAGCCCCCAAGAAGGCACAAGCAACAAATCCAGCCGCCCAGTAAACGAACAACTCGGCATTGACCGCGCAAGAAGCATGGTCGAGCAATCCGGCTATCGATGGGATGATGTAAAGCAGATAACAAATAGCGACGAGTATTTGAAATTCCAGCGGCGATACGGTCTTGCGTCATCCGTGTCCGAGCGCGATCAGCCAAGCGATGTGTTTGGCAGGGCAGGCGCGATCTTCTACGACGAAGACACGGGCAAGCCCGTTGCATACGCCACAAGCAGTGCTGGTCGCACCAAACCGCCAGAAGGTTTCGCCCAAGGCGGCGCAGTCACCTCCTCGCGCCGCATGCTAGAGAACCTCATTGGAAAAAAGCCTGAAGGCCAGCGCGTTGATGCGACTGGCCTGCAGCGCTTTGCCATTCCGATAAACAAAAGACAATAGGAAAGACGATGCCCATAGACAAGGTAGTAAATCTAGCCCCGAGCACCGACCTCATCGAGATTGATGACGACGAAGGCCAAGAGATTGAGATCATTCTTGAGGATGACGGCAGCGCTGTTATTGAGATCGGTGGCAGCGATGACGACAAGGATTTCTACGCTAACCTTGCCGAGGACATTGACCAGCAGGACCTTGGGCACATAGCCATCTCTCTGCAGACCCTGTTCGATGCGGACAAGAGCTCACGCGGTCAGTGGGAGGAGATGTACGCCAAGGGTCTTGACCTGTTGGGTCTGCGGATGGAGGAGCGTACCCAGCCCTTCCGTGGAGCATCCGGCGTGGTGCATCCAATGTTGACCGAGGCCATCATTCAGTTCCAAGCGCAGTCGTTTAAGGAGCTGATGCCACCCAGCGGACCCGTGCGCACTCAGACTCTTGGCAAGGAAACGCTGGATAAGGTACAGCAGGCAGCCCGGGTGCAGGACTTCATGAACTACCAGATCACGGCGGTGATGAAAGAGTACACGCCGGAGTTCGACCAGCTGCTGTTTTACACAGGATACGGTGGATCCACCTTCAAAAAGGTGTATTTTGACGCGCAACTTGGCCGGATGGTCAGCCGTTTGGTGCTTCCGGACGATCTTTACATCCCTTACCACGGCTCAAGTGTGATTTCTGAGTGCCGACGCATCACGCACCGCATCGCGATGGACTCAAACGAGTTCAAAAAGCGTGTTTTTGCAGGCGAATACCTTGACGTAGAGCTATCGCCTGACGGTTCAAACAGCGGGCAGGACCAGATTGGCGCGACAATTGACCGAATTACGGGTGTGCAGGCCACTGGCGAGCCTGAAGAGATCACATTGTTGGAATTTCATGTCGATTTGGACATCCCCGGCTATGAAGATGTGGACGAGGACGGCGAACCGACTGGGATCAAGCTGCCATACGTTGTAACGGTAGACGAAATAAGCGCAAAAGTGGTCAGTGTGCGTCGAAACTGGGCAGAAGACGACCCGTTGAAGGTGCGAGTTGAGTATTTTGTGCATTACATGCTGGTCAGCGGTCTTGGAGCCTACGGTTTGGGCTTTGTTCACCTGATTGGTAACCTTGCCAAGACGTCAACAGCTGCACTTCGTCAGTTATTGGACGCTGGAACGCTGTCCAACCTGCCTGCGGGCTTTAAAGCCAAAGGCGCGCGCATCGCGGACGACGACAAGCCAATTCAACCGGGCGAATGGCGGGATATTGACGCAGGCGGCGCTGAATTAAGCTCCTCACTGCTGCCTTTACCCTATAAAGAACCCAGCCAGACACTGTTTGCGCTGTTGAGCTTTACTGTGGACGCCGGTAAGCGACTGGCGAGCATTGCAGACATGCAGGTAGGCGACGCCAACCAGCAGGCAGCCGTAGGCACCACGCTTGCGCTGCTTGAGCGTGGGTCGATGGTCATGTCAGCGATCCACAAGCGGCTCTACTACGCGCAGACACAAGAGTTCGAGATGCTGTTCCGTGGGTTTGGGGACTACTTACCCCCCGAGTATCCCTATGATGTCCCCGGCGCATCTCGTCTTATAAAAAAGAGTGACTTTGACAACAAGGTAGCAGTCCTGCCGGTCGCGGACCCTAATATCTTCTCCGCTGCGCAGCGCATCACTTTGGCACAGACCCAGCTCCAGCTGGCGCAGAGCGCCCCGCACATGCACAACCTGTATGAGGCGTACTACCGGGTATACCAAGCAATGAACGTGCGGGATATTGACGGCATTCTGAAGACCCAGACCAACCAGATGCCCAAAGACCCGGCAAGCGAGAACATCGATGCGATTGACGGCAAGCAGCTTAAGGCGTTTGCGGGTCAGCAGCACGATTCGCACATTGCATCGCACCTGATCATGGGTATGTCGCCGCTGGTGCAGGGCAATCCGCTGGCCGCTGTTGAGTTGCAGAAACACGTTATGGAGCACGTCAGGCTTAAGGCCGAGGAAGACGCTGCAGCAGAGCTGTTCCGTCAGTACGGCAGTGACCCAGACCGCATGGTCTCCGACATGCAGCGTGAGGCGATGATCTCCCTGAATGTTGCCCAGTACATGATGGACGTGAAGGCAATGCAGAGCCAGTTGTCTGGCGAGGGTGCAGGCCCCGACCCGATTGTCGCGCTCAAGGAGCAGGAGCTTCAGATGCGAGCCGCGAAGGATCAGGCGGACATACAAGTGAAGCAGCAGGGGCTGCAGAACGAGCAGATGCGCATACAGGAGAACTCTCAGGCCAACGATGAGCGTATTGCTTCGCAGGAGAAGATCGCTCAGGGGCGTTTTGAAGTTGCCAGAGAGCGCATTAACACACCAAAACAAGGTCCGGGGGGTGCATGATGCCGTTAAGACAGGGAAAAAGCCAAAAAGTTATCAGTGACAACATAAAAACTGAAATTAAAGCGGGCAAGCCACAAAAGCAAGCCGTTGCCATTGCTTTGAGCCAAGCGGGGAAATCTCGCAAAATGAAGGAGGGGGGTATTGTAAAACCAAAGATAATTAAACCAAGGATCGTTAAGAAAAAAGATGGCAATAGAGACGTAAAAATCTATTGATTTACGCCTTTCAGACGGTGGCGAAGACCTTCTGCTTACATGGAAATGACCATGCTTACTTTTGCTGAACATGTTTTAAAGGATATTAGAAAGATTGAGCACGATACACAGCAACTTGTGTTGAGCGGCGGAATCGGCGATATGGAGCGTTATCGGTATCTCATGGGTCGTTTGGAAGGTATTCGTCTTACAGAAGAAATTGTGAAAGACAGACTCAACAAACATTCAGAAGACTAACCGAGGACAACGCATGCAAAAGCTGACCGCTTTAGAACAGAAATGGCAGGACGAAAAAGCCAATCAAAAACCCTCGCTCAATGACGCTTACACCGAAGAGGGTAAGGTCAGCGGTGACGGGCTCCCGCAAAGTGTCTTAGATTTGATTCCGCAGCCGACAGGGTGGCGCATAGCGCTGCTGCCTTACCGTGGTGCCGGTACATCAAAAGGAGGCATTGTGCTGACCAAAGAAACAACCGAACGCACTCAACTAGCCACTAACGTGGGCTATGTGCTGAAGCTTGGCCCATTGGCCTATGCGGATGAAAGCAAGTATCCGAATGGCCCGTGGTGCAAGGCAGGCGATTGGGTGGTGTTTGGTCGTTACGCTGGCGCTCGCATCCAGATAGAAGGCGGAGAAATCCGTCTGCTGAACGATGACGAGATCTTGGGGATTGTGTCTGACCCTGCAAGCATTTTACACAAGTGAGGATGTATCGATGATTGATTCAAACGAGAAGTTAGAGTTTAGTATTGGGGACGATGAGCAACCAGCAACCGTCACCATTGATCAGGATGAAGGCGGTAAGGCGACCGCAACGGTGCAGGCTGGGCCGGATGCCGAGGAGCTTGAGCAGTACTCCGACAAGGTAAAGAAGCGCATTGATAAGCTGACAGCGCGGCTTCGGGAAACCGAGCG